GCCGCCAGCGCCGGTCGGAGACACCATCCCCGCCGCCGTCTCGGGATCGACCGTGACGAATGCTCCCAAGTCCTGCGTTGCGGCGGATGCCTGTGCGAGAAGCAATTGCGCCTTGGCATTCTTTACCGCCGTTTCCGCCGCCAGGATTTGCGCCTCGATGTTCCGGCGGAGTTCGTCTCTCTGTTCCTGTGACGCCGAACTCGCATCGAGTATTTTCCCGCGCAACTCGTCCATGGCTTCGGCGTGGATGGCGGCTGCGCGCGCGGCTTCAGTCGTGCGTGTGGACAGCCAGTAGAAGCCGACAGCGGCGACAGTGAGCAATGCTCCAACCGGCCCGCCGAGAAACCCAACCACTCCATTGAGAACCCGCATGGCGCCGGCCGTCGCAACGGCGGCGGCACCAGTTTGGGCAATGGCGGCCTTTACCCGGCTCTGTGCCGCAACAACAGCGGCGGAAGCAGCGGCATGATTGGCGGCGGCCACGCCGGCGGCGCGGCCAGTCCCGGCAATGGAGGCGCCAAGAGCGGCATTGGCCCTGGCGTTGTTGTAGGCCATGGCGGCATTGCGCGCCTTCGCCGCGGTGTCCAGTTGCGCCGCTTGCGCCGACCTCAATTGCTGCTGTGCCAGCGTCACATGGCTTGCGCGCAATGTCGCCATGGCGCCGGAAGCCAGGATGGCGCCCTGAATTGCGGGGCCGATGGCACTGGCAATGTACCTGGTCCCGAGAGTAACGCCAAGGAACGCCGCGGCTTCCGCAACCATGTCGATGTTGTTGGCAAGGGCAACCATGCCGTTGGCGAACATTCTGGACGCGCCAAGAGCGGAGTCCTGGGAGCCGATATACTTCAGGAGGGCATTGTCAATCGCTGTAAAACTCTGCGAGATCGTTCTCGACGTTCTGGAAAATGCCGCCTCGATCTCTGGCGCCACCTTTTTCAGCGCCTCTATGAGCTTGTCAGCCGTCAATTCGCCGGCATGGCCCATTTCCCTGAACTTGCCGATTGACACGTCCATGCCCTTGGCAAGGAAACCGCCCAGCGGGGTTTCGAGGACGGCCCGCAATTCCTCGCCGCCCAGCCTGTTCGATGCCAAGGCCTGGGAGAACTGGATGGCGAAGCTCGCCGCTTCCTGCGGCGTCGATCCACCAACCACAAAACCTTTCTGGATCGTCTCGGTGAGCCCGATCAGTTCCTTGTAGCTCAGGGACAACCCGCGCGTTGACCGGACAAGCCTGGTAAACAGGGTCGCGGTCTCGCGGAAGCCCGAACGGGACCGTTGGGCGGCCTTGAAAAGCTCGTTTTCAACGCCCGTCAGAAGTTGCGAATTGTCGATGACCGTCCGCAACTGGTTCTTGAGGTTCGTATAGCCATCGGCAAGCGACATTACCGAGTTTACGGCAAGGACCGCCGAAAAGCCGCCGAACACGCCGGTCAGGGTCAGAAGCGATGTCCTGAGCACATTGGCGCGGGCGGCCGCCGTGTCCAGGCTCCGCGCCGCAATCATCAGCCCGCGGCCGGAAATTCCGGCATTGAAGCTGCGGTTCATCCGCGAAACGGCACCCGATGTGTGTTCGAGGTCCGTCCGCATCCGTGAAGTCGTGCCCCGGACATGGGCCGCCGCGCGGTTCAAACCGGAAACCATGGGGCCGGAATTGGCCTCCATTGTCAGCAGCAGTGAACCGACGATCTGTGTCATTGTCTGTTAACCAGTCCGTTCATCTTGGCCATCATCTGCTCCGCCGTTTGCGGCGTAGCCCGTCCGCCATGTTTCGGTGATCGTGGATATTTCTTGGGATCATGGTAGGCGACAGCCGTGTAACTGCCGATCAGCCATGCGGATGCCCTGATTTCGTCCGCCCGGTGTTCCTGTACAGCCTCAAGCCAGATCAGTGTTTCTCCCGGAGTCAGGCGCCAGAACTCATCCGGCATCATCCCGGCGCGGAAACACATGGCCCTTACTGCGGGAACGACTCCATCAGGGCCTTCGGAGGGTTTTTGTCCTCACTCTCCGGCTGTGCAAGCAAGTCCTGCTGCCGCTTGATCTGTTCTTCGGTGAACTCCGCGAACGTCTTGCGGTGAACGCTCATGTAGATGGCATCCAGAAGCAGAACGATGACTTCCTGCGGAGACACATCGCCGGGAAGGGAATACTTCTTGCCCGCCGCAACCCGCACACCATCGGCATTGTGCAATCCTATGGCGGTGAGGCCGGTCATGATGGTTGCCGAGTACCCGTCAAGCGCCTCCATGACTGGCGCCCACCAGTCACGGCGGCCAACAAGCGTCTCTATCTCGGCAATTCCGTTCCATGTGAAACACAAATAAGTGCCGTCGCCCAGAGCGGGAGACGGCACCTGGCCACGATGCTTGTTCATGGGATTACGGGTGGGCGGTCTGGGTTATGGCACCGGAAGTCTTGAGCGTCACGCTGAGTTCGGTGATCCCCTCAAGCGAGACCGCGGGCGAAATCGCCGTCACATACGCCGCGAAGTTATAACGCTGCGAGAATCCGGCAAACACCAGCCGGAAATTCGTCAGTGTCCGGTCAACATACTTCTTGCGAAGTCCTGTCGTGGAGTTCTGGGTGGCCGCAGTCGGGTCGAAGTGCAGGGTCAGCGAAATATCGCCGCCATCCTTCAGTGTCGCCACATGCTCGCGCTGCGAATTGTCGGACCCCAGATGGGTGCCCTCCACAGTGCCAAGCACCTCGTTCGGCCCATCGATGCTCACCACGTTGGCAAGCGCGGTGTAGACACCAACGCCGTCATCCATGAGAAGCTGTGAGCCATAGCCTATTTTGCCGGTCGTTGCGGGCATGTCTTAGTCTCCTGCTGGTATGTAATGGGCAACAGCCCCGTGGAACCGCGCCTCAGTTTCCACGAGCGTGGTGAACCCGCATTTCGGGCACTCCCAATGAGGGAGTTCGGCCCAATAACCGGATTTCATGCCGTGAATATCTGCGACGGGCGGGAGGACACCGGCTTCAGGTTCACTCACCGGAGCCGCATCATGCGGCGCGGGTTCTGACACGGAAGTCGATGATTCTTCTGAAGATACTGAAGTCTGGTGTCGTGTCCTGGACATCGCTGCCCTCCTTGAAAAACACTGCCGATGTTGATCCAATCGTCGCGGAAACACCGCTCAAGGCGGTCACAACCGCATCCCCGAGACGATCAGCGGTGGGAGCGTCGGCGGCGCGCACCTCTATGCTGACCCGCGAGTTCGGATAAAGGTTCGCGCCCGCCATGTGGTATCCCTCATCGGATGCCACCATGTAGACGATGATGTTGGGCCGGGCCGTATTCGGAGGCTCCGCAATCGGATGAATGCGAGTCCCGCATATCGCCGTGACCCCCGGCGCCGCGAGCAGCGCCAGGACCGTGGTGGAAAGCGCACTCACTTCGAGTTTTTCCGCGCCACGGCCCGGCTCAGGGCGCGGCTGGCCTGCATCTTCAGGTCACGGAGCACCAGAACCGTGACATCTTCCTTCTGTGCCTCGAATGTGCGCCTGATGACCGGGTTCGCCTTGGCGCCGGGGTGCATCCATTTGCGCTTCGGTTGCCAGTGCGGCGCGGTCCCGTACTCGACAAGGTGCATGATCGACTGGGCGCGGCGGCCAGACCCACCCAGCTTGAAAAGCGGGTTGTTGCGCGGCCTGCCCTTTTCCTTCACGGCCTTGATGTTTTCCGCAAGATGCAACCCGGCCGGCGTGCCCGGTCCCCATGCGCTGGCAACACCCCATGCCCCCGACCTGATGTATTCATTTTTCACTTCGGCGCGCAGCAGCCTCATGCCCTTGCTCATCGAGGCATCGAGCGCGGCACCACCCATCGTGCGGCCCAGTTCTCCAAGTGTCGCGGCAACCTGCCTGTCTCCGGTAATGGTGAAGAACGGACGGGCCATCAGTTCGCGGAGTCCTTGTCAACGAGGTGGACATCAAAGGAAATCGTGTCCCGCTCCGTAAATCCGCCCATCGCCCCGCGATTGAGGAAATAGGAATACAGATTGGGATCGGAATAGGCTTCGGTGCGATCATGGATGAACCGCATGTCGCCAGTGATATCGAGCGCATCCAGGTAGTTGACCGTCATTTCGTAGCGGACAACCGGCTCCTGCGCGTTGCCTACCGTTTGCTCTCTGGCGCGGATCGGGCGGAACCTGGCCCACACCATCTTGTGCAAGACCCATGTATTGGCCTGCGTATTGTAATCGGCGTCAACCGCGCCGGATTTCCGCTCAACCCGGACCTGTGCCGAAAACTCGCCAGCGAGCATCAGCCATGGTCCTTGGCGATACGGTACTTTCCCGCCGCTTCCTCGACCCCATAAACCAGCATCCGGTTCACCTGGACGAGGCGCGGTTCCTTGTAGGTCTGCTCACGGTTCTGGTAGTAGTGGCCGCCCAGCAGGATCATGCCACGGCGGATACCCTCGGCCTTCTCGCGTACCGCCGCGCCATTACCCCAGCCGGCCACATAAGTGATCTTGACGGCATCGGGGCGGCTGTAGGTTGACGGCCAGGTCTTGCCATAGGCGCGCGTGACCCGCGGCACGAGTTCATGGAGCGTGACATCGTATTCCGTGGCCGCAAGTGTCTGCTCGGCATTGTCCGTGTCACGATAGGTGATAGAGGTAATGGACTGGACCGGCGAGAGCGGCAATTCCATGCCATCCTCAAGCGCGGGGAGATAGAGTGCCCATGTCTGGGTCAGGATGGACCTGTTGAGCCAGCCATAGCGTCCGTCGAGATCGTAATAGGCGCTCAGGATGGCGTCGAGAAACAGGTCATCCTCGGCAGTGGAGAATATCCGCTGGTTCTTCTTCAACTCGGCAACCGAGAGAATGGCCAGAATCTCGTTCTGCGTTGGAGCGGTGACGTGCTGAAGGTTCACTTGCGCACCATGGAAGACGGAGGCATGTCGCGGGTTATGCCGATCCCGCCATGGGACACGGGAACCGGCTTCGGCTTCGGAACGGGCTTCTTCATCGTGAGGCAGCGGGCGGGTTTCCCCGCCCGCCTGTCATGCTCAGAGCGCGATTACGGACTTGCTGACCGGAACGCGCTTGTTGGCGCCGAACACCCACACCGCCTGCCAGTCAACCGTATCGGTGCCGGTGTGCGACAGATCGGGTGTCACCTGGGCGCGAACAAACTGGTTGGCGCCCGACAGATCGAAGTCAAATTCGAGGGTATCGCGCGCATCGGTCAGGGCGCCGGTCTTGACGACCGTGGCGGCAAGAGCGGTGCCATAGTCATCGGCGCCAGTGCCGGAACCATCCGTCGCGTCCTGGATATTGACGGCGAACGAAAGGGTTTTCGCAGCCGTCAGCGTGGTCCGGTAGGTGATGACCAGCTTGGCGGAGTCGAACATATCCTTCGCTGTGGTGTCGCGGCGGTTAACCCAGGCGCCGTCAACTTCGGTGTTGTCGCCACCGCCAGCGGCAGTCGCGGAACCGGACCCGCCAGCGCGGGAGGTGATGTAAGGGCCGATGTTCTTGCTCATCTTGATCTCCTATGGGGAGTTGGAGTGGGGGGTTCGGGAGCGGGAGTTTCGGGAGCGGGGAAAGCCACTTCGGCTTCCTCCGTCTCCACATCGCCGGGGATTTCGGCCATCACGGCCTTGCCGGCGGTCACGAGGGCCACGGCAACACTCGGCAGCCAGCCGGCAATCTCGCCCGCCTTGTACGGCAGTGCAGTCACCAGCATCTTCACCGGCACGAGGCCGGTGGACTTCACGACTTTCATGTGAGTTTTCCTTGTATGGCGGAAGGCGGCGAAGCATTCACCCCGCCGCCTTTTCACCAGCTATGCGCTTACGCGCCCCACTTGACCGCGCTCAGGACGCCAACGGCTTCCTGGTAGCGGATATCGAAGTCGTGCTCCATTTCCGCCTTCACCGCCGTCATGCCCTGCTGCCAGAGGTAGAGGGTTTCCGAACCGTTCTTGACGGTGGCCTGATCGGAAATCGAGAACTGCATCGCCATGGTCTCGCCAAACAGGACGTGGCCAAACGCGATGAGGTAGATTGCCGACTCGTTGGTGCCGCCACCGAGATTGGTCGGTATCTGCGATGTGATCAGCACCCGGCGGCGGCGGAAGCGCGGGGTCTCGCCGGACATTTCCGGGTAGATCTTGTTGCCATTGCCGTCGCGCAGGTTCTCAATGTACTTGGCGACACGGGGCGCCATGACCCATGCCACATTGACCATCGGGAGATTGACATTCTCCATGACGAGTTCGAGCTTTGCAGCATCGCTGTCGATGTTGGTATAGGTCGGCGTGGTCGAGTTCGTTGCCGGGGTCGAGTAGACGCCGGGAATGTTGGTGATGCCAAGCGGGGTATCCGCCGTGCCGTCGCCGCGATAGGCCGCCAGGTCCATCTTGACGCCAAGAGCCATGCTGAGATCGTTGTTTACGAACTGCTGCACGGACGGAAGCGACCAGCGAATCAACTGGTTGGTGACGGGGACGATACCCGAGAGCATCTTGGCCGACATATTGACTGCGCGCATTGTCGGCTGCGAGACGCCAGCCAGACCGCCCTCGCCCTTGTAGGAGGCGGTTGCCCCGGACGCACCGGCGGGCTGATTGTAGTTGCCGGTCGGCATCGGAATGCGAACCGGGCCACCTTGCAGGAACGTGGTTGCCGGATACAGCAGATCGATGATTTCGGATGACATCGTTTCCGGCACAAGAACACCGCCCGCCGAGGCCGAAGTCGAGTTCATGGCCTTCTTGCGCATGGCTTCGAACTCGCGGGCGAACACCGGATAGCCCATGTCGCTCATCGCCTTCAGCATGGCGCGTTCACCGCGGGCATTGTCTTCGACATGAGCCCGGACCATGGCGGCGACGACAAGGCCGACCTTGGCACCCTTGTCCAGTTTTTCCTCGGACGTGATGCGCGGCGTATCGGACGGTTCAGCCGATGCCGGCTTGGCCGTCGCGGCCTTGGACTTGATCAGGGCTTCGGTATCCGCAATCTGCTTTTCGAGCTTGTCGCGGCTGGCGGCGAAGGTGGAGAGTTTCTCCTGTTCGCCTTCCGTCAGATCGCGGTACTTGCCGTCCGCATCCTTCAGCGTTGCATCGAAAGCGTCGATTGCCCCATCGAGTTCATTCAGCTTGGAGCGAAGCTGTTCAAGAAGTTTGTGCATGATGCACTCCTGTTTTGGTGGTGATAGGGCTTTCGCGGCCCCGCTCCGCCCGCATGGGGCGCATCCTCTTGCGAGGATTTCGTCAGGCGGCCTGGCGCTTGGCTCGGGCGGCCTTGATTGTATTCATTGTCTCGGCTGCGATTGCGGCGGAACCGGCAACCGGCTCCTGCTTCGCCGCTTCTTCAACCTGCTTCTCGGTTTCGGCCAGAGTTTCCTTTTCCTGCCGGGCAAAGAACTTCTTGATCCGGTCGAAGATCGAAGCATTTTCCTCCTTCACCGCCGCCATGATTTCGGCACCTGCCTTGCGGATGATCTCGCCGGCCTCATCGGCGTCAACCTTCACCGTGATCGTGGTGCGCTCGCCGTCAACCTCCTTGTGGGCATCTTCAAGCGCATGGCGCGGAACAATCAGACCAGCAGGGGACTTTTCCCAATTGTCGAGAATTTCAGCGATGAAGTCGCGGCACAGGGCCATGTCGCCCGAAGCCAATGCCCCCTTTGCCATGGCACCGGGGTTTGCCGGAACAGGGACAATCGAGCACTCATAGAGTGTCGTCTTGTTGAACCTGATGCCGCCCGTCCATGAGTCCTCATCATCGAGGATTGGCTCCGCTTCATCCCAGTTGACGCCGAAGCCGATGGAGCATGTCCTGATGACGCCGAGCGCCACAAGCCGCGCGGCGCGATCCGCTTCCCCGGTCGTGCCTTCCGGCACGAATACGGCGTCACCGACTGTCCGCTTCGGGCGGCCGCTCAGCATCTTCTGGACGTTCGACCATTGACCGGCCGGCCAGTCACGCGAGTTGTGAAACAGCAGCATTGCCGGGTTCTGAAGAAACTCGGCAATGTCCAGTCCTTCCTGCACGACGATATCGCCGTAGCGGTCAACCTGCTCCGTGGACATGACGAAGGTTGCCGAGCGGGCGTCCTCATTCCATGACGGCGGGCTCCGAAACGCCTTCTGAAGGCTTGTGCCGCGCATCGCGTCATGGCGCTTCGCCATCATTTCATCGATGGAAACTCGCTTGGTCATTGCACACGTCCTTTGATCGGGATCACATTCTTTGTTTCAGGACTTGCGGGCGGCTGCGCCCCGGTCCCATTGGCATCACCCGCCGCCTGCTGCGAGGACAGCATCGTGACGGTTCCGTCCTTGTCGATGAGGGCCATATTGCTCGGCACCAGCCGCGTCTTGCCATGGCCGCCCGGCAACGGGTTCATGTTGTGGCGGGCGCGGCCCATGTCGATGTCGGCAAGGCCGTAGTGCATCAGCACCTTCGTTTCTTCGAGATATGCCTTGGTGTCGCGCATTTCGAGGCTGTCACGGTCAACCCACAGGAAGTAGCGAAGCCGTTCCTTCCTGCTGAGAAGGCATTGCGCGAACTTGTCTTCGATGACCTGGCAGACCGGCCAGAGCGTATCCCTGACGTACTGCTTTTCCATTGCCTCAAGATTTTCATACTTCACCGCGTTGGTGTGCATGATCTTGTGTGGCGGAATACGGAACATGCGGGCTGCGTCGAGCACCCCCGACTCCCGCGACTTCGACACCTCGGCCTGATCGGCGTTCATTGTCACGGACTGGTACTTCATACCGTTTTCCAGCAGAATTGGGTCCGCGTTCTGCCGGAATTTCCGCATCCGCTCCGTCAACTGTTCCTTCAGGCGGCGGAATGCCTCATCGCCGCCCTTGCCGTTGAAGGCGGAGTCGGTCGTGAACACGCCGCGGGTCTGGCCGAAGTTCGAGTACAGACTCTTCTGGTAATCGGCGATTGTCTTGTTCAGAGCCATCGTCTCGGTGCCAAGACTGATTGTGGAAAGCCCGTAGAGGCCATCCCAAAGCCGCGTCCTGAGATGGATGACCTGGTCCTCGCTCAATGTTGCGGCAAGTTCGCCAAGCTGTGCCCGCTGGAAATTCGTTCCCGCCGTGATGCGGTAGAAAAGATCACCGGACTTGTCGTCCACAAGGATTTGCGTATAGCCCGGCACAATGGGGATCAGGCTTGTAACCCGGCCCCCGCGAGTCATTTCCTTGGCGATGAACGCATTCTGAAGCAAGGCCAGATGGGCCACCACCATCTGAACGAACTCGGGCCAGGTGTGATACCTGTTCGGCTCAAGCGCCAGCAGCTCGGCCAGCCAGTGTTCATCCGG